CGGCGCTGCTGCTGATATCGCCGCGGCGAAGGCCGTTTTCCGCGATATGGTGGCCTCGGATGAGTTCGACGACCTCGTCGACTCTCAGGCCTACGTCCAGAGCTAGTGTACTTCTTCTGTCGTTGTCACCTCCGGGTGTTTCGATGGGTAGTACGCTGGTGGATGTCGTTTAGGGACAGGCGTGAAACGTAGTCCCTAATCCAGCAGCTGCAAAGGAGATCTCGCAATGAGTAAACCTCCCAGACGCCTCGACCCTTTCCGGGCGGCGCGTTTCCTGTGTCAGACGCTCCTGAGAGCCCATGAGCACGTGTCAAAGCGTGTTGAAGGGCTCCTCCGAAGTAGGGACGTGGCGTCCCTGTCGGAGCTTGGTCAGTTTGCCGACTCAGAGTATCACGAGTCGAGTGACGTGTACACAACGATAGCGTTGAGGCAGATCGCCTCTCTTTTCAAAAAGAACGACGCTTTCGCAGAACCCGGCAGATGCAAGCAAGCCGCGGAGGAGTCTTTCCTTCGTGGCGAGAAGATCTGTCGGATCACCAACCGTCGACTTGATTGGTTCGGAACCCGGGAGCAGCGATTGCCTCCGGATCTTAGCCGTTGGGTGCGACGAATGCAACAGGAAATTGCATTTCTACTTGGTGACACGTCGGACTGGGTGGACGCAATGCCCACGCAGATCCGCCTGACCAATGGAGCAACCGAGGACCGTAGTCGTCGCCGTTCTCTCCCCTTCCTCAAGATTACGGGGAAGTTGAGGGGGCCGCGCACGATAGTCCCGTACTTGGGAAAGCTACTCCTGAAATATGGGGTGGATTTGACCTCCTGTGCGTTCACAGACGTGACACGCAACGTGTTAGCGTTTGTTCCGAAGAACTGGAAGACATTTCGCACGATTGCGAAAGAGGCTACCCACTGTCTCCCCTTTCAGCTGTCCCTGGACTTGTTCCTGAAGGATAAGCTGAGGGGGTGGGGCATCAATTTAGCCTCCCAGGCGCGTAATCAAGAGTTCGCGCGGATGGGTTCCCTCGATGGGACCGTCGCGACTATTGATCTGGCCATGGCATCCGATACGCTCAGCTTCAACGCTGTTGCGCTTCTGTTACCGTGGCCTTGGTTCGACCTGCTCTGCAGTTTTCGATCTACGTCGTATAGTGCTCCTTGGGGACAAGGCGTTTACGCCAAGTTCTCGTCGATGGGTAATGGATACACCTTTTCGTTGGAGACCTTAATCTTCACAGCAGCTTGCCGTGCCGTCGGTTCTCGACGATACGCCGTCTACGGGGATGACATTGCCCTTGAGACGGATTATGCACCTGATCTGGTGCGTCTGCTGAAATTCCTGGGCTTTAAGGTGAATGAGGAGAAATCCTTCATGAACCGAGACTCAAGGTTCCGTGAGTCTTGTGGATGCGACTACTACAAGGGGGAATTGATTACCCCTTTCTACTTGCGCGAGTGCCCTCGAGAGGACGACCACGCAGGTATGGCGCATGCACTTAACGGCCTCATCCTAGCCTCCAAAGTACCAGGTCCCTTGTGGACTTGGGCCTCCGAAGAGGTGAGAAGGCTGAAACTCCGACTCGTTCCTTGGAACGAGGATTCGCGGTCAGGCGTCTGGATAACGCCAAGGGCTGCATGGAGTTCAGGTAAACTCTACGTCGACAGACGTAGGCCAACCCCCGAGCACGATAACCCAGATTACGGGTTCCCCGTGTTCAAAGGATATGGCATCGCACAGATTCGCCGCAAGGCGAGAGGTTGGCGGTCTCTTTTCGTTTGGTACCTCCAAAACGTACTAGATGAGAGAGAAACGTCCCACACGGCAAAGATCCGGACAGCAGATTTCCTGCTGTCGCTTAACGGTCTGAGTCATGAGCCGGAAGGTTGCGCACCAAGCGTGATTGACCCGGTTGTACGGAGCCGATACGTTCACAAAACGCGTCGGTTCAGTCCGAAACCGTCCCTCACACCTAGCCATCTCTTCCTTTGGGACGAGGTCGTTGGGTAGCTGAAGCCCGTTGTTA